TCATCATTGTATTGAATTATATATTCAGCACCATATGAAAGAATCCTCGCTGCTAACATTACAGCGTTTTTATCACCAACTAATAAGTCTTCAAAGTTAACGTCCTTAGAAACTATAAGTGACTTTAATAAACGGTCAATTACTGTGCCTTTTATAATGTAATTCCTATTAGTAAGAATATCTTCTTCTTTAGCAGTCATATACTTCATTTCTAAAGCTCCGGATGCTAATGGTGAATCTGCAGGGTATAGAATCCCTTTTGATGGTAAGTCTACTGTTTCAGTAGGTAGTTTAAAATGCGTATCCATAAATTTTATTTAGGTGTAACTTGTTCTAATAATAAATATACGATAAAAAAACTTTGGAACAAACAAAAACCCGATAAAATCGGGTTCTTATTATATATGTTATTAAATTTTAGTAATTTAATATACAGTAATCCATTGCTACAGTAATGTTTAGATCTACTACTTCATCTGATGACCAGTCATATTGTCCGAAGTCTCCGTTTGTAAGGAATGCTCCTTTAATGATCCATTCCCCAATGATATCACCTACAGGTCCTAAAATATTAAGAGTTAAATCTTTTTTGTAGAAATCTGAATATCCAGCTCTACCTGTTACTGATTCGTAAGAAAGTCTAGCCCATTCCATTACGGCTTGTGCTCCTGAAGGAGTGATTGGGTCATACAATGTGAATGTCATATCCTCCCATTCTCTTTTTCCACGGATCTTTCTGTATGAGTTAATATGGTCAAGTTTAACTACATTATCGGTAAATGTTGGAGCTTTAGCATTCTTTACCATAAAGGAAGGAATACCGTCCATATACATAACAAATCTGTTTTGTACTTTTGGTTCGAAAGCTCTGAACATTATTTCGTTTGGATCTAATACTGGCATGTTGTTTTATCTTTAATATAAATATTATACTTTTCTAAATTACGCTCCGAAAGTTGCTCCTGTTGGTTCAACTACAAAGTCTAGGACTATAAATTCTGCTGTTTTAGCTGGTTGTATAAATATCTGACCAACTAATTGGTTTCTGTCTACAACGTCAGCTGTGTTGTTTGAGTCATCCATTACTACTCTATGTGCATAAAGACCTTGTCTCTGTGTTACATTTTCTAGGTAAGGATTAACTGCTGCTAAGAATCTATTTCTTGTTGCAATAGTATTTTGTTCGAATACTAAATTTTTAGCCTGATCACCAACAAACTTCTTAAGTTCAATTAATAATCTTCTAACATTTACTCTATCTAAAGCAGAAGCTTTAGTTTGTAAAGTCTTTTGACCAAATACTGCTATACCTGTTCCAGGGAAAGTAGCTATTGGATTTACTTTACCGTTATATAAAGTATCTCTATCTGTTCTAGTTAATTTTCTTTCTGCTTGTAGTACTCCTACTAAACCTCCTCTAACCAATCCTGCTGGTGCAAACCAAGGTGCTGCAGCTCCGTCTGTGAAAGCATATACACCTGGAATCACAGCTGATGCTGGAACCCAAACATTAGCTCCAGTTGCAGAAGAAACTTGCAACCATGGCCAATATGCTGCTGCATATGAACTATTTAATGTTGCTGCTTGTACTTTTGCCTGTGCTACTGTTGAACCGTATCCTTTTAAGTCTACTACTGCTATACAATCTCCTCTAGACTCTGCTAAAGAAATAATAGTATCTACCTGTGGTCCGTGGAACTCATCTACTAAACCTGGTGCTGAAATAATATTAAACTGGTAATCATCTTTATTACTCAGTAATGTTAGTACCTTACTATAATCAGTTCCTGCTAAACCTTGAGTATTAACTCCTGATATATCTCCGAAGAATAAAGCTCCTGCTGCTGCGTTATTTCCTACTGCATTATGGAATGCTCCTCTTTCATTTTTCGGTAGTTTGTCAGCGTATCCAGCTGGTACTGTTACTCCATCATTACCTAAGTAATTTAGAAGTTTAGTATTAACTGCAGATACATATATGTAATTGGATTTGTTAAGGTAGTCTCCAGTAAAGCTGACTGCTGTACCGTCTGCTGAAATAGTCTGAACTTGATTACCGATTGCTTTGGCAACGTAATTAGCATTGTTAGGATCTAATGATAAGTTATTATATGTCTCTAATATGATTTTATTACTAGAATTATCATCTCCTCTTCTAATAAATAAAGAGAAGCTACCGTCAGAAGCATCTACGTTTGCTATTTCCCAAGAAATATTATCCTGTGAACCTGATTCTAAAGAACCATCTGATAGATATGAGATAGTATCTGCATCTTCTGCGTTGTTGTATATAGCTCCTTTTCCTAATGTCTTAAGAACAAAAGGTTCAACACTTAAATTATTTGATGATGAAACGTGTGTACTAGTTGCATTAGTCCATGATGCTGCTGTTGGAACAACTCTAGATACTAAACAGCTATTACCTCCTTGATCAAAGTAACTTTTAACAGCTAAAGAAGTTAAAAATTCTTTAGATTCTGAATTAGCTTCAAAAGTTACACCAAATTTACGTGAGTAATCGTTATACGAAGTAACGATAGTAGGGATCTCAACAGGTCCTTTTACTGTTGGTCCAACGATTGCTGCTCCGACTTCTGTTGGTGCTGGTTGGATAAATGAAATATCATTTTCTCTTTGAAATACACCTGGGGAGATTATTGATTCTGCCATGTTAGGTTAAAATTTATTTTTATTCTATTATAAATATATACGGAATATCGAAACCTTACTTAACAAGAGTGGTTTCATACTACGTATATAAATAGATCAAAAAATTGATTAACGTGCTATTTATTGAACGGGACAAAACACCCTGATTCGATGTCTATAGAACCGTTACCGTACTTAGACATAAGTGTCTGTCCGATTTGTGATTCTAGTTGCCTATTCTTTACTAAGTAAGATTTTAACTCTTCCTTTCTAATACTTAGCGACAATTCTGTTAAACCTATTTGTTTTAGTTCATCACCTAAGGATGTTTGTCTAACTTTTAATGAATTAATTGACGTTAACTCTTCTTCTGTTAACTTAATATTCTCTGGTTTGTCCATTTTGTATGTTATTATTTAATTTTAAGTCTGTGTCCTGTATTAAAAAGAGGTTATGAGCGTCCAACCATCTACGCCAAAATATACTACCTTCAGGATTATTTCCGTATTCTGTTTTAACACAATCATATACACTCATCATTTTATATTCAAAGTCTTTATAGTTATAGTCAAACATTTTATGTAGTGCTTGAGGAGTTGCGGTGAATATTCTTTCATCTATTGTATGATAGTAACTACAGCCAAAAATACAGTTACTTATGTCTACTTTATCTAACATAGGTCTACATTGTAGTTTAGCTTTAATAAAGTATGTCTGTATTTTTCCTTCATATGGTATTTTTCCATCTATATTAGGCTTAAACTTAGTTATTTTTTCATACTCAAACATATTATTTATCATACCAACTGCTCTATATGTAGAGGTAAAGTATGAATACAACTTAGAGTACTCATCAATAGGTTTATCTACAGTAACGTAGAGATTATTACAATACTTCTTATACCTATTTAACTTTATTATCCATTTTTTATTATCGACTGTATCCCATGTATGTACATAAACGTCTGTATCTATATTTAGAAAAGGTATAATATTGTCTGAAAGTTCATTCAGAAAGCCTGATATGATTACTGCTTTACGCATACTGTGCTATATAGTCACTACATATACCTTTCACAAAGTTTGAAGGTTCAGTAGAAGTTGATTCCGGCATTACGATTATTCCATTTTCAATATTATGTATGCTCCAAATATCTCCTCTAGATGTTAATGTTGCGTAATCTTGGTCGTGCCAAAAGTAATTTAACCTCACTCCAGAGTCGATAGATTGAAGCTGTACTAATGCTTCTGAGTTTTTACAGTGTATCCAAAGTTTGTTAAAGTAATTATGAAATAAGTCAAAAGGAAAGTCGTATTGTGGATTATCATGTCCTAATTTAAACTTGCCGTCAATATACCAAACATCTATTTCACAATTATAACCTGCTCTGAGAGCATTAAGTATATGATCAGGATGATTTTCCTTGTCTTTATTAGGTCCTTGTGTGTTTCCTCTATGTGCTATTAGAATCATATTTCTTCTATTCTTTTTGCCTTATCATCTATTACCATATCAAAATGAGGCTTAGTAGGTAAACACTCACTACTATCTCTATACCCCACTATTAAATCATCGTACTTACATCCCCATTCGTCTAACTGGTTAATAGTAAGTTCATAAGTATCAACTTTAGAAGATGCTCCTCTAGCAGTCCAATAAGTAATATGCCAACCTTCGAAATGAAGTTTATTAATTTTAGCTATATTATCCTTAAGTGGGACTGCAAGTTCATAGATACGCTTACCAGGGTACGTAGAAATAGTCTCGTCGATATCTACTAAAGCTCTTTTTTTACCGTCTGAGTATCTTTTGCTTTCTCTCATTACTTATAGTTTTCCAAATAATGTTTTAAATCTTCGGGTGTTCCTAATCCCCACATTTTAGGTATATCAAAAGTACGTATCTGCTTACCGTCAGCGATTGCTTCATTAAATACAGGGCATACGTAAAATTCGTTGTTAACTCTAACATCATTATTAATCATCTGTTCAGCGTACTTAACAAAATCAGAACCGTTTTTCCACCAGTAGTATCCAACAGTTGCTATATCTGATATAGGATTTTTTTCTGCTACTTCTGTTACTAGCCCCTGTTCGTTAATTTTTGCAAAACTCCACTTAGGGTGTGTAGATCTAAAAGATACTATTCCTCCATCTGCCGAAGTTTCATTCATTTTATATAGGAACTCATTACTATCCCATTCTACAAATTGATCAGAATTAGCAAAGAATAAAGGTTTGTCGTTATCTATATATTTTTTAGCCAATAAAGCTGTACAGGCTGCTCCCTCTGTAATACCGTCTACTTCTACTATCTTACATTTAGGGGTTATGAGATTGAGTAGCGTATCTAAATTATACTTCTTTCTATGTTCTTTTTGTACTACATAAATAAAGTTAGCTTTTATATTAAGGTTATCTACAACTACCTGTATCATAGGTTTACCGTTAACATCAATAAGAGGTTTAGGAAAAGTATACCCAGCTTGTTGGAATCTCGATCCTGCTCCAGCCATTGGTATTAATATATTTAGTTCTTTATCTCTCCAGGCTGGTGATGAGATCGGAGTTCCGTTATTAATTTCCATTAGTTTATTATTTATATTGGTATATGTTACTTCTTTTGTATTTTTTACTCTCAGTATATGTGATTTAGACCTAGAGGCAGCTAGTAAGCCGTAAGGAGAATCTTCTACAATTAACGTTTCTTCAGGTAAGCATTTCATTTTAGAGATTGCTTTCCAGTACATTTCAGGATGTGGCTTACTGTTATCAACATCTTCGTTAGATAAAATATAATCCATATACTCCATTAATCCTAATTTAGATAGTACCGTAAGTACAGTCTTTCTAATTGAATTAGAACATACTGCTATC